GTGCTTTTTGAGGTTCTGTATCTGCAGACGCAGCGCTTCTTCTGACATAACCGTGTGAGAGGAGGAAAAAGGGGTATTGTGCCTGTCAGGCTGATTCTGTAAAGGGTGGCTTATAAAACACGATTAGTCGCGGTCAATTGCAGGCTGGACAGGATATCAGGCGGTGCCAGTCTGGCAATGCAGCACAGAGGCAAACCTGCCAATTGGTTTCGCCATGAAATCTGTTTGTGTTGCTACAGGGTTAAGAAGTGGAATGGGCGCGGGAGAGGCGAAATTCGGAATGTTCGGGGAGGTGGCGAATCGGGTGGCCTTAAAAAAGCAAAAACCCGCCAGAGGCGGGTTCTTTAAATATGGTGCCCGAACCCGGACAAAAATGCCGGGAGCATTTTTGCATCGCGCGGCTTCGCGCGACCCAGAGGGCGAGCCACAGGGATGTGGCGAGTGAATCGAACCTTCGATAACGGGTTCGCTCCAGAACGCAAAAACCCGCCAGAGGCGGGTTCTTTAAAGATGGTGCCCGAACCCGGAATCGAACCAGGGACACGGGGATTTTCAATCCCCTGCTCTACCGACTGAGCTATTCGGGCAACGGGGCGCATTAAACCAAAGCGGCCCGGCAGCGTCAAACGCTTTTCACCAAAATCCCGCCGACTGACCGCTTTTCCATCAACTCAAATACCGGGTCTGACCTCGCGCATAAACCTCGCGGCTGGCCGGATAAATTTCACTCAGCGGAGCGGTAAAGGCTGCATTGTGGCGCGGTTTTGCCGATATAGCATGCGAGACCAACTCTAATAATAAGGATCGCCATGTTTTCCACCATTACATCAGGAATTGCTTCGCGCCATAGCTGGCAGAAGCGCTCACACTCAGCCGCTACGCTGAGCTCTCTCAACGGCTCCATCGCCATGATTGAGTTCTCCCCCGACGGCACCATTCTCAGCGCCAATGCGCTGTTTCTGGCGCGCATGGGCTACACGCTGGCGGAGATCGAAGGCCAGCATCACAGCCTGTTCTGCACCCCGGAACAGCTTCAGTCGCGCGAGTATCAGGATTTCTGGCTGCGCCTGAACCGGGGCGAGAGCTTCAGCAATAAGTTTCTGCGCATGGCAAAGAACAGCCGCCCAATCTGGCTCGAAGCCAACTATGTGCCGGTGCAGAACCGTCATGGCCGGGTCATTAAAATCGTCAAGCTGGCGACCGACATCACCGGTCATATCAACGATGCGCAGGAGCAGCGCGCTATCACCACCGCTATTGAGCGTTCGATGGCCGTCATCGCCTTTAACCTCAAAGGTGAAGTGCTGAAAGCCAATGAAAACTTCCTGAAAACCATGGGCTACCGTCGCGAAGAAGTAGAAGGTATTCATCACAGTCGTTTCTGCTCGCAGGCCCTGCGTGACAGCCGCGAATATAGCGAGTTCTGGCAGCAGCTGAACCGGGGCGAGTTTGTCTCAGGCCAGTTTCCCCGGGTCAATAAACGAGGTGAGACGGTCTGGCTGCGCGCTACCTATAATCCAGTGTTCGACGAACAGGGCCGGCTCTACAAAATCGTCAAATTCGCGACGGATGTGACTGCGCAGGTGGAAAAGAATCAGCAGGAGCATGACGCGGCGCAGCGGGCTTATCACACCGCGCTGCAAACCGATCACAGCACAAAGCTGGGCGCGGATGTAATCGCCAGCAGCGTGCAGACCATGAACGCCCTGGCCGGTGAGTTGCAGGGGATCTCCGGTGATATTACCGGCCTGAGTGAATCCTCCGATCGTATCGGTGCGATTGTGGAAGGCATCCGCCGGATCGCCGATCAGACCAACCTGCTGGCGCTGAATGCCGCGATTGAAGCAGCACGGGCCGGAACCCATGGCCGCAGCTTTGCGGTGGTGGCTAACGAAGTCCGGACGCTGGCGGCGAACATCAACCGCGCGACGACCGACATCGAAAATCGGGTACAGCAAAACCATCTGCTGGCGAGCCGGGCACTGAAAGGAATTGAATCAAACCTGAAGCGCGCCGATCAGGGCGTACAGCTGGCCCAGGAAGCCGGCGGCGTGATTGCGGAAATCCGTGAAGGTGCAACGGACGTCGTGCGCGCCATTGGTCAGGTGACTAAAACGCTCAAGGTCTGACGATCGGCGGGGGCAAGCGCCCCCTTTTACGGGGTTGCCTGAGCGGGTGCTTCTGGCACCGGCGGAATAAAGATGTGATCCAGAATCGCCCTCATCACAGGTGCCGCAACAATCCCTTCGTTGCCGCCGTTCTCCAGAATCAACGCCACCGCCACTTTCGGGTCATTAAACGGCGCAAAAGCGGTGTAGAAAATATGGTCGCGCAGCCGCACCGGGATCATCTTCGCGTTATAGGTCTGGTTCTGGCGCAGGCTGAACACCTGTGACGTCCCGCTCTTCGCGGCGATGCCATAGGGTGCCGTGTGGAAATATTTGTACCCGGTGCCGTTTGGCGCGTTAGCCATACCAAACATCGCATGGCGGACCAGCGACCAGTACGGCGAATGCGGATCGCCAATCTGCGCCTCGGGCTTCTGCGGACGGTAGTTCTCCACCAGCGTGCCGCGCTGGGTTTTCTCCAGCAGATGCGGTGCGATTACCCGACCATTGTTAATCAGCGCCACCATCGCTTTTACCATCTGAATCGGCGTCGCAACCCAGTAGCCCTGCCCGATGCCAACGGAAACGGTATCGCCCTGATACCAGCCCTTTTTATGCACCTTCTGCTTCCACTCCCGGCTCGGCAGTAAGCCGCTGTACTCTTCATTGAGGTCGATGCCGGTTGACTTGCCGTAGCCAAACTGGCTGAGCATGGTGTGAATCCGATCAATGCCCATCATGAAGGCCACCTGATAGAAGAAGGTGTCGGCAGACTCTTCAATCGCCCGGGTCACATCCAGCATCCCGTGCCCGCTTTTCTTCCAGTCACGATAGTGCCGGTCCGTGCCTGGCAGCGTCCAGGTCGGCGCACCAAAGAACTGCGTCTGCGGCGTAATCACATGCGTCAGCAGCGCCGACATCGCCATGTAAGGCTTCACCGTGGAGGCAGGCGGATAGAGCCCCTGCGTGACACGGTTAATCAGCGGCAAATCTTTATCCTGCAGCAGCTTTTTGTAGGCCTGATAGCTGATGCCTTTCACAAACGGATTCGGGTCGTAGCTGGGGCTGGAGACCATCGCCAGCACCGAGCCGTCGTGCGGATCTTCAACCAGCAGTGCCGCACGCTGCCCCGCCAGCAGGCTCTCTATATATTGTTGCAGATGCAGATCCAGCGTCAGCGTCAGGTTTTTACCCGCCACCGGCGGCACCTCTTTCAGCACCCGCACAATGCGGCCGTGGTTATCCACTTCCACTTCCTGATAACCCGGCTTGCCGTGCAGCAGCGATTCGTAATAGCCCTCAATCCCCTGCTTACCGATGTTGTGGTCAGCGGCATAGTTTTCGCCGATGCCCTCTGCATTCAGACGTTTGTAGTCGTTATCGTTGATTTTCGACACATAGCCGATCACATGCGCCAGATCCGCGCCATAGGGATATTCGCGATCCTGATAGGTCTCAATGCTCGCCCCGGTGAAGTGAAACTGATTCACCGCAAAGCGGGCGACCTGCTCCTCGGTCAGCTCCTCTTTCAGCACCACCGGCTTGTAACGGCTGGTCTGCTTCAGCGCACGGCGGAAGGTGTCGATCTCGTCCGGCGTCAGATTAACGATGGGCGTCAGTTCCCGCAGCGTGGCATCCATATCGGTGATTTTGTAAGGCGTCAGCGTAATGGCGTACCAGCTGACGTTTCGCACCAGCGGAATGCCGTTGCGGTCATAAATCAGCCCGCGCGTCGGGGCGATGGGGATCATTTTGATGTCGTTCTGATTGGAGCGCGTCTGGTAATAGCCATGATCGCGCACCTGCAGACGATAAAGGTTTACGCCAAGAATGGTGAAACAGATACAGACCAGAGCAAAGGCTATTGCGGCGCGGCGGGCAAACAGCTTCTCTTCAGCTTCGAAGTTACGAAAGTTCATCAGGGGGCATTATCAGGCGATTAATTAAAGTGTGTGCAACAACGTAAAAACAATAGTTTGCATTTAAAAACATGCAGATAAGTTGACAACATTTGCCATCATTTGCCATCGTTTGCCATCTCAGCCGCCACTTTACCGCCACTACTAGCCAGCGGGTTTAGCTTTGCGGCCTCTTCTAAATGATCGGGTGCGAAGTGTGCATAGCGCATAGTCATCTTGATGTCGGTATGGCCGAGAACGCGCTGCAAAACCAAAAGGTTTCCCCCGTTCATCATAAAGTGACTTGCAAAGGTATGGCGTAAAACATGTGTCAATTGCCCTGCTGGTAACTCAATACCAGTTCTTTCAAGAGCGTAACGAAATGCACCGTAACAATCTGCAAATATTCGCCCTGTTTTGTGTTCGGGAATGACTTTATAAATTTCCTCTGTAATAGGAACGGTTCTGTTTTTTCGGCCTTTTGTCTTAGTGAAGGTTATTTTGTATTTCGTTATCTGACTTTTTCTTAAACCTTCTGCCTCGGACCAGCGCGCGCCTGTAGCCAGGCAAATTTTTACTAAAGCCTCTAAATCCTTGTATTCGCTTTTTCGGCATTCAAAGAGCAGCAGGCTGATTTGGTCATGAGTAAGCCAAGCCATTTCCGATTCTTCAGTACGAAAAGGCCGCACATGCTTAATCGGGTTATCGCCTTTCCATTCACCCAGCCGACTCAATTCGTTAAACACAGCGCGGAAATAGGCAAGCTCTAAATTGAGCGTGCGTGGTGAGACCTCGGTTACACGGCTAGTGCGAGCGAAATCACCTTTCAAACGTCGCTCACGATAGCGAGAAAACATCTGCGCATCGAAATCCTTAGCCAGCGGTTCCCCCATGCAATCATAAGCATGGATCATAGCTTTTTGTCGCTTTTCCCCATCTTTAAGTGTGATGCCGTGCGCCCCATACCAGGAATCAATCAAGTCCTTAAGCGTGCGGCGATCTTCTTTCTCATCATGCCAGGGCTGCTGAACCTTATGCTGCTCATAGGCGATTGCCTCACCTTTGGTGGCGAATTTGGTGCGAGTACGCTTGCCGTGGTGGTAAATCTCACAGAGCCAACCGCCAGAGGGCAATTTACGCACGGACATTAAGCAACCTCACTATAAATGCCAACAATGCGGCCCAAGTGTTTGATCTCATCTGTACCACACTCAAAAGGAACCTTGCCGCCAGCAACGTGAAGCCGTTTGCCGGGTAGTACGGTTAGTTCTCTTAAACTCACTGCCCCTTCAACATCTACAAGCCAGCAACCATCAGCCAGTGGTGCATCTTTTTCAACGATATAGCTTTTGCCTTCGTTTCTGACACACATCGCATTCTTCAGCGGTTTCCCAAAAAGCTCATGACCTATATTCATGATCCCAATTTCCGAAAGTCTGCCTTCACTTAATGTGAAAAGCTGGAGCCGGTTAGTTGAGCCTGCGCTTTCGTCACTTCTCTGCGGGCCTTCTCCAGTCAAGATCCATCTGATGTTTACACCAGTTTCAAGGGCGCAATGCGCTGCAAAGTCATAAGAGACATTACCCCGCGTATAGCGGTTTTGCAGCGTGCTGGCAGCAATATTGAAGTGATTAGCGAGCTGGATTTTCTGGCTAAAGCCATACACCTGACAAATCCGGTCTAAAACTTCCTCATTAGAAATCTGGCTTTCAAAGTCCATAAATGGCATTTCCGTGTTGACCAATGCCAAAATTGGCATTAGGATTCGTTTTGTTGGTGGCAATCGATGGCAAACGTTGGCAAACAAATGGCAATCGGTGTCATAAAATTTCAAATAAGGAATCATGCTATATGGCCTCTGAAATCGCAATAATCAAAGTACCTGCACCGATTGTTTCTACCGAACAGTTTGCAGAGTTAGAAGGCATATCACTTCGCACCGTCTACCGCTGGACTACTGGCGAAAACCCTCAGCTGCCCATTGAACCGCGCACCATCCGTAAAGGTTGTAAGAAGCCGAGCGGGCCAATCCGTATCTATTACGCTCGCTGGAAAGAGGAGCAGTTGCGTAAAGCGTTCGGGCATTCACGTTTTCAGCTCATTATTGGCGGCTAATTCACATTAAGTGAATAGGGAGATTCGCACATGTTTGATTTTAAGACTTCCACCCATAACCACTACGACGAGGCCTGCCGCAAGTTCGCACTTACGCACAACATGGCCGAGCTGGCGCAGCGTGCAGGCATGAAAGTGCAAACTTTGCGTAACAAGCTCAACCCGGATCAGGTGCATCAACTGACCGCTCCAGAAGTACTGTTACTTACCGACCTGACCGAAGACGCCACGCTGATGGATGGGATGTTGGCGCAGCTGCAGTGCCTACCATGCGTACCGGTTAATGAGCTGGCAAAAGAAAAGTTTCCGTCTTACGTGCTGAAGGCTACTGCTGAAGTCGGAAGCATGGCCGCCAGTGCTGCAAACCCGGAGCGGATAACGGCAGCGTGCCGCCGCAGCATTCTGGAAGCCGCAAATACCGGCATTCGCTGCATGATGCTGGCCGCGCTGACCGTGCAGACCCGCGTTCACTCTAACCCGGCCTTAGCCTCAACCGTTGACGTTATCAGCGGGCTGGGTGCTTCGATTGGTATTAGCTGAGGGCACACGATGATTTCATTTGCAGGACACCTCAAGCGCCAGAGTCCATCAATGTCCTACGGGAATGGCTGGATTATGGGAGAGAGCGGCAGGCGCTGGCATCCGGTATTAAGCCAGCAGGTACAGGCAAAAGAGCAAAGAGGTAAACCATGGCTATCGAGGGCGATTCAATGCTGGTTGAGCTTACTGCCGGTCAGAGGGTTACGGCGCTGAATCACGTTGCCTTAATTCGCGCGCAACTAATGGGCGGTAACTGCAAAAAAGATATGGCTCGTTTTTTCTCTGAAATGCGCGATGTGACAGACAGCAATTATCAGGAAAACAAGCGCGCACTGAGCGCGATTTTGTTCCTGGCTAACATCGGTAAAGACAGGCACGACGCTGATTTTAGTGAACTGACTACTGATGAACGAAAGGCGCTTATTTGTGCAATGAATCATTTAAAAGCAGTCGTGAGTTTATTTCCAAAGCGAATGACCCTTTCTAATTAATCAACCCGAAGCAAATAAATGGCGTAAATCCGCCGGGCATTCTTTTGCCTGAATTATGGAGAAAGCGAAATGATAAATAATAAGACACCTCAGTTTGATGTAGATATCGATACAGCGGCAGAAATTATAACTAAAGCGCGAGTTAATGATCGCAAACACCTGTCGCAGGCTGTTTCAGGGCGCCTGGTCGAGCTTGCGCTGCACATTCATCAGCAGGGGCTTTCTGGTGCCGAAGCCGCTGAGCTGATTCGCTGCGAGGCTGAGAATTACCGGAAAGAAGTACAGGAGCTGCACTAATGGCCGACTCAATGGACATGGCGCAGGCGCGCGCCGATGAGCTGCTGGCGCGCAACATCGCCAGTGTGGTTAACCGTCCGGTCAGTGTAGCAACTTCATTCTGTGAAGACTGCGACGCGCCAATCCCGGAGAAGCGTCGCCGGGCCATTCATGGCGTGACTCGCTGCGTTGAATGTCAGGAGCTGAAGGAAAATTCCAATGCTTTCAATTAATGAAACTCACGAAATTTCCGTCGCTAAAAACGGGGATTATGTTTTAAGCCGGATGGTCTGGCGAATGGCAGAAGGAAATCGTGTAAGGGTTTCCGAAGTGGTCGCTATTTATAAATCCGAAGCCCTGCTAACTCGCGATCTTATTAGTGATTGCATAGGCATTGCTGAACAGCAAAAAGAAATAACCGAGTTAGGTCAAATGTCGGGCATATATAGCCGGTTGATAATTGGCTGTAAGGAGATTTTTTCGGTTCTTTCTCCACTGCGTGAGCAAAGAATTGCCGAATATAAAAATCGTATGCGTCATGAAGAAAGGCGCGCAAAGGTATTAAATGGCGGTGCTGCATGAGCACAATTCTGAAGTGGGCGGGCAACAAGTCCCGCGTAATGCCGGAGCTGTTGACGCACCTGCCTGAAGGTGATCGTCTGGTTGAGCCCTTCGCCGGCTCCTGCGCAGTAATGATGAACACTGATTACCCGGCCTATCTGGTTGCGGATATAAACCCTGACCTTATTAACCTCTATCGCCAGATTAAAGAGCATACCCGGCCGTTTATCGTTATTGCGGCCAGCCTGTTTAATCAGAACGTGACCGGTGAGAGCTATTACGCCGTCCGTGAGGCGTTTAACCATAATCCGGCATTGCCTCTACTGGAGCGCGCAGCTTACTTCCTCTATCTGAATCGCAATGGCTATCGCGGTCTTTGCCGCTACAACAAGCGCGGCGAATTTAATATCCCGTTTGGTAACTACACAGAGCCATATTTTCCACTGACTGAGATAGAAGCATTCGCAGAAAAAGCCCAGCGTGCAACGTTCATCTGTACTGATTTCCGCGAAACGCTGCGCCTTACCAAAGCTGGCGATGTGGTGTACTGCGATCCGCCGTATGACGGGACTTTCTCGGATTATCACTCTGCAGGTTTCAATAAGGATGAGCATCACGATCTGGTCAGCATGTTGCTCGACGTCTCGGAGCGCTGCCCGGTTGTGGTTTCAAACAGCGACACCCTCTACACCCGCAGTATCCTGCGCGCTTTCGACATCACAGGTATTAGCGTAGCCCGCTCGGTTGGTGTTGCTGCAGGTAAAAGTAAGCGCGCAACAGAAATCATCGCCGTGCGCAATCCTGTTGCACGGTCTGCAGAACAGCTGGCGGCTCAATGATTCAGGAATACGCTTACCCGTGGAATGCTCCACGGGA